GGTACAGACCAAGACGTCTGTGACGCGGCCCGCGTTTCATTTGCCCGCCAGGCATCGGCATTCACTGAGGACCAGAACAACCGATTGATCAAGTATCTGGCAAGACACTTGCACTACAGTCCCTTCGGCCATCAGTTTGTGTCATACCACGTGGTATGTCCATTGTTCGTACACGCGCAGCTGCTCAAGCATAAGTTCCTGAGAGCCAACACACGATCAGGTCGATACACAACAGAGAACATCCAGTTCTATCGACCACCACACTGGCGAGGCAAAGCTGCGACGAACAAGCAAGGGTCTGCTGGGGTGGTCTCCACCGAGGCTGACGCGGACTTTGTGAACCACACAGCCCTGCGCACCTACAACGAACTGTTAGACGATGGTGTCGCCCCTGAGATGGCACGGATCGTTTTACCAGCGTCGACGGTCACTGAGTTTATCTGGAGTGGATCTCTCGATGCCTGGGCATCGATGGCCAACCTTCGGTGCACTGACGATACCCAGTGGGAGACCAGGCAGATAGCCAACCAGATCGACCACAAGATGCTGGAGTTGTTCCCTGTGTCTTGGGACGCACTAACAGACAGTAGTAAAGACTAAGGGAAACGAAGCGAGGAGCGGCGCGACCAGCTATGTTGGTACATCAGACCCGCTCCTCTAAAGCTACCGAAGTAGCTCATAATGTATCAACTATACCTAAAACGTATACTATTGAAAGCTGAACAAACACTAACCAAACCATGTACAAACCATGAATATAGACACCTCTGACCTTTTATACACCCAACGGAGGAACCACAGTTCAGTGCCACACACGATAAAGAACTACAGCCACCAGTATCCATTGGTCACCTCTCCCGCTCATACCTGTCGCCTACCCAACATGACAGATGAGGACTAATGGATATTGCTGATTGTAGTTGGGTGGTTTCGATAGACCCAAGACTATTGTGGAACAAAGTGGCAACCACCACAGCCAATAACAAAGCAACAAACACAAGGACTGATGTCTGACTGATGTCTGACTTAGGTAGTCTGATGTTCACTGATGATGAGGCTTGGACGACTGATGATGACTGATGTCTGACTTAGGTAGGCTTGGGTAGGACTTAGGTGGAACTCAGGTAGTCCCGATTTGTCGTTAAAAGAAACAGCCTTGGCCAGACAATTTTTCCTACAGGCCTAATGTCCTAGAAACAGACTATCGATACCCCACCCCCTATGGTCATCTGATACTACATCAGTTGACCTTGGTTATCCTGTGTTATCAGTAGCTTAGATGACTGTCAGTCTATCAGTAGGCTAATCAATCAATCTCATTTAGGTTCCCTGGGTCTTTTTCTGACCCCCAGTACCCTCTAGTCAATCAACACTTCAAAATCTGGGGTAAAGACTTTGGTTGTTGTTGTTGTTCTGTCTCTCGTAAACAGGGGTCCACTTCAGACCACGCAAGTAACACAAAGGTTACCAATGGACATCGGCATCTCGACCCCAGCATCTGGGAACTACCTGCATATCCTTCCATCGTTGAACTTATACTTCCAAGAGGATGACGACATGCGGTCTACTACAAACCACCTAGCAGCTGTCGAAATCGGATGGCTCGGTTTTAGTCTGTGGTTGACCAAGGCTGGCTACTAAAGAGGCCCAGTCTACCACCCATATTATCTAATAAAGGAGAGCCATCAGATGGCCCTAGAAGTTGGAACCCACATTAGTGACCTGGCGCAAACCAATCCAGTGTCTACTGATGGCCTTGGCCAAGCTGATGACCACATCCGCCTGATCAAGAAGACAATCCTAAACACCTTCCCAAATATCACTGGTCCCGTGTTAGCTACTCAAGCTGAACTCAACAAGATCGATGGTGTCACAGCGACCACTACAGAACTCAATAAGCTAGATGGTTACACTGGCGATGTCTCAGATCTCAACAAGTTGGCTAGTGTCACATCGTCAGCAGCTGAACTAAACAAGTTAGATGGTGTCACTGCTAGTACCTCTGAGATCAATAAGTTGGATGGGGTCGTTGCCACCACAGCTGAACTTAACACTATGGCTGGCATCACAAGTTCCACCACAGAACTCAATAAGTTGGATGGCTATAGTGGCAACGCTACAGACCTCTCGATCCTGGCGGGTGCTGCAGCAGCTGGTGTCTCATCTACAGAGTTCCGTCGCATCAATGGTGTGACTAGCGACATCCAGAGCCAGCTAAATGCTCGACCTACGTCTGCTTCCTCTCCGACGTTCACTGGTACGGTTACCACGCCAACAGTTGCAGCCAACAGGGTAGACTTTGGTGCCTGGGACATTTACCCAAGTGGATCAAACCTCATCTTTTCATACAATGGGACTCCCCGTTTTAAGTTGACAAGTGGTGGGAGCCTGACTGTAGAAGGCGATGTGACTGCGTTTGGGAATGCATAGACATGGCAATCACAAGTAACGCTGCAATTACAATGTCGGCACTACGCACAGAGTACAAAGGTGGCTCTGGGGCTGTGTCTATGTCTCAACTTAACCGAGGTGGTGGCTATGTCCCCACTGGCGGCGCACGTAACTCAGCGATCCCCACTACCGATAGTAACCTAGCATTCTCCAAGTATCGCAACACGTCCAAGACTGTTGTTGTCTCCTACGAAATCATTGGTGGCGGTGGGACTGGTGGGCATGGCGCTGGAGATGGCGGTGAAGGATACCGCGGAACCTACGGTCCAGCTGGTGGCGCAAGTTACATTAAGAATGGGTCTTCTACCTTAGTTACTGCAAATGGCGGTGCTGGAGGTGAGAACTGCAAAGGCAATCGAGGTACAACGGGTACTGCTGGTACTGGAAGTCATTATGGCTCTGGTGGCTCTGGCGGCGCACGTAACTCTAGTGGTTCATCCCCATCTTCCAATGCCTATGGCGCTGGCGGTGGCGGCGGTGGTGGTGACAATGGATCTACCTATGACGAAGGTGGTTGTTCTGGCGAAGGTGGCCGCGCTGGCACACGTGAGACAGGCAGTTTCACGGTAGGCTATGACACCAACATAACTATGCAAATTGGGGGCCGTGGTGGTGAAAACACACCTATCTATGACGGTGCCAGAGGAGCAGGGGGATATGCCAAGATCACCTGGGACTCCAAAAGTTCACCAAAGACCAGCACAGGTACAGCTACAATAAATTAAAAGTGGGAACATGGATGGCAATCAATACAGGTGCATTCCGAGGATATTCCGCAGCCCTAGATGATCTCAACGACAATGAACTTGATCAGACGTCAGAATTGATCTGGTCTTGTAGGAATGGTGAACTGTCTGTCTGCTGGGTTACTGAGGATCTAGATACCTTTATTGCAGTTCTTGGTGGTTCAGCCCCAGAGGTGGTCACAAATAACAAATCCAGTAGGTATGCTGTTGACCTTGAGAGTCTAGATGGCGATGTCGTCCGTATCTACATTGACAGTCCCGAAGAAGATGAAGTTCTGATTGGGTACTCCTTTAACTATCTCAGCGTCAATGCAACCCCTACAGAATACAAACTGTACAAGCGGTTGACCAAGACGTCTTTGAATGTAGAGCGTTATACCCCTGCTGGCGACCTAATCTCCACAGAAGGGGAAGCACAGACAAATGTACGCTCTGACTGGTCAGGGCCAGTAGGTCTCTTGGATATTTGTGAGGCCCAGCCAGGCATCGTCCGTATCATCAAGAAGACCCAGAAAGATCAATCCTACCTGCGCTTGACTGGATATTAACATGCCAAATTTACCAATTCGGGATCTAGGGGCTGTTGGGGTCATCACAGATACGGACCCTTTTAATCTACCATTCAATGCATTCACACGTGCCAAGAATGTGCGCTTCGTAAACAAAAGTGTTGAGCATGCCCCGATCTTTCGTGAGGCTCTCGACATTGGTACTACTGATGAACCAGCGTTCCTCCAGGGTCTTTTCACACAAGACGGCTATAACACTACGCTTGTGGTCACAGACACCTTCAAGATCCTAGAGATGCAGAATGCAACGTCCACTACTGTCTACAATGGCTCTGCAACTCCTAACGCTAGGCCATACACAGCGTGCTCTTTAGCAAACATCGAGTATGTTAACCGCAGTGATACAGCCCCAGTTTACCGAGGCCCAACTGACACCAATTTTAGCGTCCTGTCTAACTTCGTGCCTAGCTCAAGCTGCAACACCCTGCGTTCTTATGGTGATTTTCTAATTGCACTGAACATGACAGAAGGTGGTGTGTCATTACCCACCCGTGTTCGCTACTCAGACCTGGCCCTGTCCAACCAAATCCCATCGACCTGGGATGCTACAGATTTGACTAACTCAGCTGGCTTCAATGACATCGTTCAGATGAAGACCCCAATCGTAGATGGCCAGTCTCTAGGTACTAACTTTTTCATCTACTCTTCGGACCAAGTCTGGCAGATGGAATTTGTTGGTGGTGCCTTCATATTTAACTTCCGTAAGGCGTTTGACAATTGTGGTGTCATAAATGCGAACTGCATTACCGAGCATGAGGGCAAACATTTTGTCTTTGATAATGATGACATCTACATGCACGATGGTCTGTCTAAAGCCTCAATCTGTGACAAGCGTGTCCGCAACTACATCTTCTCATCTATTGATAAATCCAAGGCATCTAAGTGCTACACTCAGCAGAACAAAGAACTAGAAGAGATCTACTTTTGCTACCACTCTGGTGATGACCTTGCCCTGTATACTGATGGTGACTTCTGCAATCGAGCCGCTGTGTACAACTACAGATCAGACACATGGTCGTTTATGGATCTACCAAATACGATTTCTGGTTCAACATCTAACGTAAACACAGTCCAGTCTTATGCCATCTCAGGTCTTAGCTACAGTCAGACTGGTGGTACATACCATGAGCAGGACAGTCAGTTTGCCCAATTTACACTGATGGCATCTCGCGCCTACACGGGTGCATATGAGACCATATCTACAAACCGTGTCCTTGGTCTTGATCTTGTCAACAAGGGTAGACTTGCGAGACCATCAGTCTCTGAGTTCAACTTCCCTCTAGTCGTTGAGCGTGTTGGTATTGACCTAGATGAGGCTCAGATCCCACTGTCTGGTTACAAAGTGATCAACCGCATCTACCCCCAAGCAAGCACTGTTAGCCCTGACCCAGAAATACAATTTGAGTTTGGGGCGTCTGACCTTGCAACAGAGGTTTCAAGATACCAGCCCCCAATCATCTTCAATATGTCCACTGAGTACAAAGTAGATACCAGAATGTCAGGTCGGTACTTGAGTTACAAAGTAAGCACTCAGGATCCAAAAGACTTTTCACTCAGTGGCTTTGACATCGATCTTCAGCTTGTTGGGAGGCGCTAATATGCCTCTAGAAGATAAAAAAGATATCCTCATCCGTAACTACACCAGGCGACCTAGTCCACAAACTATGGAAAGCCTGGTGCTGTTTCTGAGTGAGGAACTGAAGACTTTGGAACTCAGCATCCAGTCAATCGCTGATGCCACCCCACAAGCTACCGACACAGCCCCTCAGAGGCCACGTAGGGGCATGGTTCGCTATGCCATAGCCCCTTGGGATCCAATCTCTAGCGGCTACTCAGGGCTGGTTGTCTACAATGGTTCCGCCTGGGTCCAAGTATAGGAAACACAATGCGCGAAGATCTCCACATCCGCTCAAACCTCATGGGAATGCAGCGGATCATGGAGGACGGGGTCAACAAAGGTGTTTTTGAAGACAGCACTGATCAGTTTCACCTGACGCATTACTTCACACCAGTCAGTAAAGAGTATGGGTGTGCACAGTATGCCAGGGAACTGTTTATGCCAGCTGGGATGGTGTGCATGGGTAAGCTACACAAGCTGCCCCATCTCACATTTCTCACCAAAGGTCGGATGATCATTGTCTCTGAGAATGGTGGACGTCAGGAACTGGTTGCCCCTACAACATTTGTTTCCCCAGCGGGATCCAAGAGGGCATTCCATGTCTTAGAAGACTCAATCCTGACTACGGTACACGTAACAAAACACAACACTGAGGCTGAAGTCCCCTTAATTGAGGATGAAGTCATTAGCCCATCATATGAGGCTATGGGTCTCGAAGAACCAGACATAACACCCCTGGAAAACTTCTTGTCAGACCCTTCATCAATAGAAAACGAGGAAGAATAAATGGCTTTTATTATGGGTGCCATCATTGGTGGCGGCTTGGGCCTTATTGGTGCAAGCCAAGACCGTAAAGCACAAGACAAACAGAACGAGGCCATGATGGCTGGGTTCAACCAGTACGAGCCATACGTCGATAGTATGCTTGAGGGTTCCCAAGGTGCCTTGAACAACCAGCTAGATGCTGGGTACTACGGTGGTCCCACATATGCTGGACCAAACGGCCTCCAGACTGGAACCGCAGCCACAATGGGTCAGTACGGCACCAACATGATGGGTGCTGGGTCTACAATGATGGGCCAGAACGCTGGTTTTGGTACAAACGCAAACAATTTGTATTCTGGTGCTATGTCTAATGCAGACAGCATCCAAGGTTACGCGGGTAACTTCAACGACATCTATGGTCAGCAGCAAGGCGTAGCCTCTAACCAGGGTAATATTGCAGGTCAGATCCAAGGTTCAGCTGGTAACTTCAACAGCCTGGCAAACCAACAGTCTGGTCTCACTGATCGCTTCACAGGTCTCGCAGACCAGGCTCAGAACACAGATTACCTTGGTAATGCGAATGCATACGCCCAGGCTAACTCCCAGCCGCTTGTTGATGCAGCCCTACGTGATGAACGTCGCAACCTACAAGAGAACACCCTGACTGGGATCGATATGTCGGCCTCTGGTTCTGGTAACATGAACTCAAGTCGCGCAGGTATCTCCGAGGCGGTTGCCAACCGGGCCTTTGATGACCGTGCTGCTGATGTCCGTTCCCAGGTCAACTCTGATCTTCGCCAGGACAGTCTAGCGCAGCAGAACGCCCAGTTTGGTCAGGCTAATGCAGCCCTCGGCAACGCTGGTACGTCTATTGCAGGGACAGGGTCTCAGTTTGGCGCTGGTGTAAATGCTCTGTCAGGTGCGTCTAACGTCTATGGTTCCCAAGGTAGTTCTCTGAATAGCGCAGGGACCGCAGCAACTGGTGGTATGAATGCTTATGGCAATGCAAATGATGCTATGAACACCGCTGGTAATTTCAATAACCAGATCAGTAACGCCTACAACACTGGCATGAACACCATGCAGACTGGTGGCTCTATGGCCATGAACGCTGGTGGGATGCTGCAAGGGTATGACCAGGCCCAGATGGATGCTGATCGTATGAACTTTGAGGGCAACCGTGACTACGACATGGGTATCTACCAGAATTACAACGCTGGTATCTTGGGTCGCGCACCAAACAGCAGCCAGAACACTCAGGTGAATAGTACGTCCGCAGCTGCTGGGATGATGGGTGGTGCAATGACTGGCATGGGCTTCCAAGATCAGTTCTTCGGTGGTGGGAACACAATCAATATACCAACCCCCGTACCATCCACTAATATACAGCCCACGCAGTATCGAGGTGGGAGGTAGAATTAAATGGATCTTTCTCTTATCTTTAATGACCCAGGTCACCAACAACGTGCATCTATGATGGGCATGGACATGCAAGCCTACGTGGCCAACATGGATCCACGTGCGGTCCAAGCAAACATTGCAAACCTTAGTCGTGGCCCAGCTGTGTACAACACACAGGAACAAGTGGACAACATGCGCCGTGTGGGTGCCAATAGTGGGGCCAATGCTTACACCCCAGAACAAAGTAGCCCAATCACAGCTGGGATGCTTAGTTCCCCAGCGCAGCCCACCCAACCCAATGTGGGTGTAGGCGCACTAAATACCCCTTCTGCTAATAGACCTGTGCAGACTGGTGCCACACCAGCGGCTCTATCGCAGCCAGGTCAAGGGGGTATGCTTCCCGAACATGGTGGGGGTATCTCTGAGCCTTTTGTTCCTCAGTATCCTGGTGATGTCCCTGGAAATGTACGCAACACCCAAAATAGTGTACCGCCAACTGCCAATCCACATCCAGACGCTGTTCTGACATCAGGTGGTACTGCGGCAGTCCCTGGTGCTCTGACATCAGGTGGTACTGCCACGTCCTCCCCACGCCCTAACGCTGGTCCATCTTCTGGAGCACGTCAGACGCCTACAAACAACACAGGCAACGCCCGTCAATCTGGGATGCCTGATATGAAAATAGGCCGAATGGAACAGTTGGGCCGCATGGGTTCTGCTATGCTCGGCGCATCTGGTAACGGTCTGAATGCGGCTATGTCGGCTGGTGGTAACGCCATGTACGCAGTGAACGATGAAAACCGTGAAGCACAGATGACGGAATATGAGAACTCAGAACGCCTACGCCTGGAAGAAGCCCAACGCCGTGCCACAGCAGCCAGTGGTGGCTCTGGTAGTGGCCCTGGTGGTACAGGTGGTACAGGTGGACTAGCAGGTGGTGGTATTTACCAACAAGCCACTCTGGATGCTATCGAGGCAATCGAAGGCTACCTAGACACAGATGACGAAAGTATGAACCCATTTCTGTCCATCAATGGTTGGACAGGTAACTTTTTATCCACAAAGCCAGGTAGGCCAGCACATGATGTTGCGGGTCTTTTGAAAACGGTTGTAGCGTCTATTGGTTTTGACAGGCTCGATGCTATGCGTAAGGCCTCAAAAACTGGTGGTGCCCTTGGTTCAATTACAGAGGGCGAACTTCGGTTGCTCCAATCATCCCTTGGTTCACTACAGCAGTCATCCACTGCGCCTGAGTTCCGCCGTAATTTGAACGCGGTTAAAAAACACTACCAATCTGTCCTTGCTTCTATGGAAAATGACAGGATTGCAGATGGTGATTTATCCGCCGCTCCTAGCCAGCCCACAGGTTCAGCACCTGCCTTCAATGCAGCTGACTACACGGTTGTGGAAATCACAGAATAATAGAGAGGCTACACATGCCAACATACGAGATAACTGGACCAGATGGACGTAAGTTCAAAGTCACTGGTCCTAACAAAGAAGGTGCGTTGGTAGCCCTCCAGGCTCAGATGGCAGGTGCAGCCCCACAAGAGGGCGACACATCAATGTCTACAGCCTTCAAAGTTGGGGACGCCCGTACAATTGCTGCCACTAAAGGATACATGGCTGACGCCAACCGCCAGATGGAGCAAGGGCCAGTTGGCCGTCTCATGCAAGCGGGTGAAGACTACATTGCAAAGCCTATTTCTGATGCATTGGGGCTTGAGCGTGGTTCCCGTGCAGATGCTGTAGCTGAAGAGCAAGCGCGTATGGACAGTGGTGCTCAGATAGCCGCACAGCGCCGTGATAGTGTAATCAACGACACTAATTACCAATCTATGACGACTGGTGATGTGAAGGGCGTTGGTTCACTTCTAAAATTTGGTGGTCAAAAGATTGCTGAAAGTGCTTCTGGCATGGCTGCAACTATCGCCTCTGGTGGTACAATGGCCCTGCCAATGGCAGCTGGTGAAATCAATGAAAACCTTCGCGACATAGAAGGTCTCTCTGAAGAGGATCGTATCCGCCTGGCAACAGGTGGTGGTGCAATTAGTGCTGTCCTAGAGAACCTTGGTATTGGTCTTCTCTTCAAAGGTATTCCAGATGGCGTCCTCGGTAAGATGGGTGTCGAAGGTGTATCTAAGGTTCTAGAGAAGAACGGTCTTGGGCGTTTTAGCAAGCGTGTTGCTTCTGGTGTTGCCACTGAAGGTGTGACCGAAGCTGCCCAAGAAGGTGTCAGTATGGGTGCTGAAGCCATTGGTGGGCGTGAGTTTACATCCGCAGATGTCAAAAGCCGCTTGATTGAGGCCGCAGCTGCTGGTGGTGCATCTGGTGGTGGCTTACGTGGTGGTGCATCTATTGCTGGTGGTGTTGTTGATACTGTCAAAAGTAAACCACGCGAAGATACTCCAGAGGCCCGTGCAGAGGCTACCTTTGCCCAGCGCATCCAGCGTACTGCCGAGCGTGGGGATCTTAATGGCACCCCATTTAATCTTAAAGATGTAAACACAGCTTCACAGAATGGTGTACGTGCTCTTATAGATGCTATCCACACTAACCTAGTTGGTGAGATGGCTTCTTACGCTAAGGTTTTAAAAGACCTACTAAGCCCAAATGATACTGATGCATTTGATGCTGCTTTTGGTAAAGTACAGGCCCAGGTCGGTCTCAAAATGGCCAGGAATAAGACAAAATCAGTAGTTACAAAAGATAACTTTGATGCCCTTGAAGCTATCGTAGGGCATACTTCTGAGGGTCAAAACCTCTTAAATCTAGTACGGGAAAGCCAAGTCCTTACCAAGATCCACAACGATGGGTACAAAGGTGGGGTCTCACAATACACTGATGTAGCCCTACCATTTGATGGTGCCCAGAACACATACAACAGTGCCGCTCAAATTGCACGTACAACCCTTGGGCCAATGGGGTCAGTGTACGCTGGTGTTGCAACTGGTGGTGCATCAATCCCAATCCAAGCGGGTGTAGGTCTAGGTGGCCGAGGTATTGATGCAATCACAGGTCGCCGCAGCCGCCTCAATCGCTTCGTAAAGCAGAACGTAAACAGACCAGGCATCGAGACACCGAGTGGCCTACCATCAATCAAACAAGATCGTATTGATCAAGCTACTGAAGCCCAACGCACTGAAGAAGCTAAAGCAGTAGACGCAGCGGCCCGTACAGAGGCACTGAAGCAGACAAACCTTGACTTAGCCCGTAAGGGTGCCCCGCCAGTCCCTACTAGCCCACAGGGCACCGTAGAGGCTGCTACAGGTCTAGACCGCAGTGGTGTCGCCCGTATCCTTCGTGTGATCCAAGCTACCAACCAAGACCCACTTATTCAGAACGCCATTGAAGGCTACCAAGGCACTGTAGCTGTCGGTGGGCGTGTCCCAGACATCAACCCGCTGATCCGCGCAATCAACCAGATGGTCGAAAGCCAACCAGCGTTTAAAGAGATGCGTGTTCGTGAGCCAGACACTGGTGCTGCACAGGCTGCACCTGGTTCCCCTACCCAGACATCCCCAGAGAACTACCAACGTGGCATCGATGACAACAAAGCGATGCTCCAGGATCTCAAGGATAAGGCTAAGAGTGACGCTACGATGTCCAAGGTGGACAAGGCGACGGTCTTGGAGGCTCTCGACCAGCTGGGGATGAACTTAGGTTCCGACCCTGGTGCCAAGGTCAATGAGATCATGGGTACGCTCGAAAGCGTAGAACCTGACGCTGTGGCTCAATATGTAGAACCATATGTCATGCGCGTCATGGGCCAGCAAGACGCAGCCCCACGTAACTCCATCGTCAAATTTGATAACCCAGGCGGTGCTTGGTTGGCGTCCAAGCAACGATATGCGGAAGAGGATATGGCTAATGGGCGTGAGGACACTGCGACGTCCAAAGGCTTGTCTGGGTCAACCACCGCTTACACACGTTCAGTAAATCTTCCAGTAGGTTTATTGGCTAACGTCCCTGGGGCGATGGGTGAAAAGCCAGCGGTTGGGAAAAGTAAATTTGATGACCTAAGTAAAAGTGTGGCCGCTGACGGTTTTAAGTTAGACAGCCCAATTCTTGTAGGCGTAAACCACAAGGGTCAGCCATATATCATTGAAGGGAATAACCGTGTTGCAGTTGCTGCAAGTTACGGTATTGAGTTTATCCCTGCCGAAGTTAAGTGGTTTAACGGTGGCGAGGAAGCACAGGGTGCCTTTACACCTGATGTTGTTGCAGCAGCGGCCCGTGACGCTGATGGTGGCTCTGTTCGTAACTCGAACAAAGTCTCTGTCGCGGAACTCCGCAGACAGGCAAACCTCCAGAGATTTGGGGATCAAGATACCAAAGATACTGGGTTTGCATCCTATTTAGAAATTGTAGATCCAACAAACAAGAAAATTCCAGATGAAGCCCGTCCAAACCTTGGTATGGGTGATATGTATGGGATGCTCCCGAAAAATTCAGAAGTGGTCACAACAAAAGGTGAAGCTACCTACCACCGTGCCCCTAATGGGGATTTCTATGCCACTGCAAATAACCCCGACCTGCAAGAGCAAGACGTTGTAGGCTATGTAGTTGGATCTGACAAAGATACAGAACTCGCAGTTGTTTCTGAAATGCAGGGCAAAGGAATTGGTGGTGAACTTCAGTTCCTGTTTCGGTCTGAGCAGCCCTACGCACCAACGGGTGGTTTGACTAAAGGTGGTAAGACATCACTCAAAAACACTTACGGTAGATTAGTTAGCACAGGTGTTCTTGACGCTGATGGTGGCTCTGTTCGTAACTCCGCACCCCGTCCAGAGTTTGGTGGCAAGACTGATGTCTCCCTGGACACCTCTTTGGCAAACGCTTTTGATATGGCCAAGGGCCAGGTCTTCGCCAAAGGTCGTGACTTTAAACTGGTACTCCAGGAGAAGTCCTTAGAGGCACAGAAGCGTGAAGGGATTGATCTTACGACCCTTGATGATGCCAACATTGATCGCTTGGCTGACTTTGTATTCGAGGATGCTTTAGAGGCACTCAAAGACAACGCAAACGCCATCGGTTGGTATGACCGCACAATCACCAAGGCACTTGAAACTGTTGGTCAACTTCACCCAGAGGTTCTCACAGATCCCAAAGCTAAACTACAGCTAATCTGGGCAGTAGCTGTGACATCTAATGGTCTCAAGGTTGATAAGAACTTCAACCTCGCCCTCGATGTCTACCAAGGTCTAAAAGACACTGGGCGGTTCCCATCTGATGCAGGTATTGGTGAAGCTGCGAAGGCTATCAACGGGGGTCTTCAGCAGTATCACACTATGGTGGATCAGTTTAACCGCCTGTCCAATAGTGATGAGGCAACACACGAAAAACTCATTGAATTTATGAACGGCAAGTTCAAGGTTAAGGATCTAGAGAAAGAGTACGGTGTAAAGATCTCTGGTGAAGGCAAGAACACCGAAGTTCGTGGTGCTTCTATCCTTGGCCCTAAGATTGGCAACGGCTTCTTCTCAAACCTCTACGGTAACTTTGATGAACTGACTATGGACCGTTGGTTGATGCGAACTGTTGGTCGTTGGCGTGGAAGTCTCGTTGATATTAACAAGCCAATGATCAAGAAGAAGACATCAGAAATCCAAGGTATTTTGGCTTCTGCTGATCTGAAAGCAATGAAGCCTCTCTTTAGTGGTTCTGATATAAGACCAACTAAGAATATGTCTAAAGCACAAGTTGGTTTACTTGGTGCAGAGGTTGCCAAGTTGTCTATGAAGCCTGAGTGGCGCGAGGCTATAAATACTATTCCTGGTGGTAAAGATCTGCGCCTAGCTGGCAATGGCTTGGCAAAGTACCTAGATGGGCAAGTGGAAGCTCCAGCTGGTGCCAACGAGCGTACATTCATCCGTGAAGTTTTCCAGCGAGGTCTCAAGCGTCTACAGGAAAGCCCCCAAATCCAACAGGGTTCTAGCACCGAACTGACAATGAGTGACTTACAGGCTCTCTTGTGGTATCCTGAGAAACGGTTGTACGATACAGCCAAACAGAAAGATGGAGGTGAGAGCCGTGGCTATAAAGACGACGAAGCGCCAGACTACGCAAACGCTGCAAGAAAAGCTGTCGGAGATCGACTGGGATCTGCTGGAGGAACTGGACCAGCAGGAGGAGGGCCAATCGGTCCCAATGCAGGATCTACCCGACAGTCCATCCCAGGAGGCATCCTCTCAGGAGGAACCAATCCGTCAAACAATCCCGTCCGAAGCCGTGCTCCAGAAGTTTCTGAAGTAAAGCAAGAGACGGCCCTGGTTAATGCTTCCGTTGAGATTGGTAAGCCTGGATCAGAGTTTGAAAACGGTATCAAGGACATGGCGGGTGTTGAAAAGCTAGCTGCGGCCTACGGTGTTGTCCTAAAGTTCTACAACTCCAACCCTGAGATGCTCCAGGCGGTGCCTAGTGCTGCCAAAGGTGCAATGGGTGCCTATACCCCCCGTTCCAAGACTGCACACATTGTGAGTACTGGCGACATCCAAGAACTGATCACAGCACTCCATGAGACGCTACATGCCGTAGGTATGGGTAGCCTCAAGACGGGGAACTTCCTTGGTGAGGCAGATGCAGTCAATGGCCTAACAGGGCAGTCTGACAAAGCAGGTATTGGTAGTCTTGAAACCTACATGGACTTCATATTCGGCAAGGGTAAATCCAACCACCTACGCCGTGAAGTCTTATCTGAAATGAAGCACATTCAAGATCGTGCTCAGTTCTCCACTGGTGGTGTCCAAGGCCCAATCCGTGGCGCAAAGTCAATGGCCATGATGCTCAAAAAAGCCAAGCGCGACCTTGAGGCTGATGGTCAAAGTTTTGAGGCTCAAAAGGCCAAAGTTCGTAAGGAACTGAAAGACTTCCAAAACTACGAGCGGTCTATTGGTGAACTCACAGTGGATGCGCTTATTCTATATGCACATGACCCAAAAGGCATGAAGCGTGTAGCACCACAGACTGCAAAAGTGATGCGCGAGTTGTTCCGAACAGCTGGAAACAAGAAGATCCAGTTCTACAGCCACCCTCTTGCGATGGCTGTTGCAGTAGCAATGGCAATCATGGCCAAGGCTGGCATGGAAGACGAAGAAGAACAGCAGCAGATACCACCGGGGATGCTATCCCCACAACCTGGTATGCTGACTGCATAAAGGAAAACTATGAACAAGACTGTCTTTGACATGGTCGATATCCTAACCAGGATCGAGGCCACCAAAGGGTCTTCGTTACTATCCGAACAGCAAAAAACGGATGTTCTAGGGGAGATCTCACGATCTCTCCCAGCGCACCAATTGCTGTCTCGGACGTGCGTAAAGACCTATGCAATTATCCAAGATATTCTGGAAGGACCATCTAATGGGAGCACCCAAAACTCCACGGCAGAAAGCCCCAAAAAAACCCCTGACGTACCCAAAAAAGGGGGAACACCAGCGCGGCGAAAACAACTACTTCACAAAGCTGATGCAGACGGAAGAGGGCCGAGCACTTCGACGCGAGTGGTCAACAAAAAAGCGTAAGAACGCTGGTAGACCAATGGGGGCTGTCGATGGTCACACCGCAGAAACGCTCAAACCAATCCGAGAGCAATCTAGGACAGACGCAAAAAGGATCGTCGAAATCATGGCAGAAGAATATGGCATTGACGACAGTTACGCCAAAGAGGCGCTACAAACAGCTGTCGAAATCATGCGTGAACCAGCACAGAACCGAGACAAGCTAACAGCTGCTCGAATGGTCCTGGATTTCACCAAATCTAAACCAACCTCAAAATCAGAAGTCACCATCGGTAAAGCCGAAGCCTTCCTCAGTTCGCTCCTGGAGGGCGACACTCAGGAAGAGCAAACAGATGACCCAGACGAAGAGTAAACTGAAACAGGTGCGCTTGCGCCTTCTGAATGACTTTGACTTCTACTCCAAGAACTCACTGAAGATCCGCACCAAATCTGGTGACATCCAGCCCCTCAAACTAAACAGTGCACAAACCATCCTAAATGATGCGGTCACTAAGCAGGTTGCCACTGAGGGTAAGGTGCGGGTCATCATCCTCAAGGCCCGTCAGCAGGGTCTCTCGACCTACGTTGGTGGCTACCTTTACTTCTCTGTGAGCCAACGCCCAGCTGCGAAAGCTATGGTCATCACACACCACTCTGACAGTACCCGTGCCCTCTTTGATATGACCAAGAGATACCATGAGAACTGCCCAGACATTCTGAAGCCACACACGAAATACTCCAGCCGCCGAGAGTTGTCTTTTGACCAGCTGGATAGTTCTTTTGTTGTTGCTACAGCTGGTGGCGAGAGCATTGGTCGCGGAGAGACCCTGACCCACGTACATGCCTCAGAGATCGCCTTCTGGAATAAGAGTACCGCCCTGGAGAACTGGAACGGTATGACCCAGGCGGTCCCTAACACCCCAGGGACGGCGATCTTTGTCGAGAGTACCGCCAACGGTGTGACAGGTGTTTTCTATGACCTATGGAAGGGTGCCTGTGAGGGTACTAACGGTTATGTCCCTGTGTTCATCCCTTGGTTCGCTGATGCAACCTACAGAGAGGATGTACCAGAGAACTTCGAGCGTACCCCTGATGAGGAAGACCTGGTCAAAGAGTATGACCTGGATGACAGACAGTTGATGTTTCGTCGTCGTAAGATCGCCCAGAACGGCCTGGATCTCTTCCGTCAGGAATACCCAAGCTATGCTGAAGAGGCCTTTCTGACCACGGGTCGCCCTGTGTTTAACCAAGAGCCACTCCAGAAGCGCATTGATAACACCGAAGACCTCAAACAGCGGCTAGCATTAGAAACTGATGAGTGGATGGTAAACCCACGTGGTGAACTGTCGATCTTTGTCCCCCATGTGGAGGGCGAACAGTATGTTATTGGTGCTGATGTTGCGATGGGTGTCCGTGGTGGTGACTACAGTGTTGCCCAGGTTCTCGACAGTAAGAAGCGTCAAGTGGCTACCTGGCGTGGCCATGTTCACCCTGATTACTATGCCCA